CTTCGGGTTAGTTCTGACCGCCTTTATTGTGCGTACATGCTGGGCTCTCGCCCAGCTTTCGCCAGTAGATGGTCAGGCACCCATCCGGCCTCAATGAATGAGGTCGAACCCTTGTACGCTCTCAGCGAACGCGGCATATCATACCGCCAGGCTGAATTCCAGAACATGGATAGAGCGCTATCTCCGTCGACTTCTCGGTATCGTACTTTCGTACGTACTCGTTTGAAGTAGTATTCGTAGCGGTGTAGGGACTTGTGCCATCTCATTTTTAGATGATCAAGCCTTGCCCCACTAAACGACCACAAACCGACGGACGAACCACGTGGAGTCGCACGTCCTGATTCCTCTTCAGGTTTCAGGGCGGCTACGGGCTGGGCCCTCAAAAAGGGCTTCAGCTTGGTATCCAGCCGTTCCGCGTACTTCCAATACCCCTTTGCAAAAAGGAGATTGGCGGTGTCGCGGACAGCTTCCACTGTGGTTGCTGCATGCGGTTGATAATGTTTGGACTTGACAGGAGTCACATCGTGACCCTTGAACGCGTCCATGCCGCAGGACTCTCGGAAGAAACCTTTCGAAAAACTTTTCGATCGGTTAACTTTTAATCCAAGAGTCTCCAGGGCATTAACAACCGAAACATACCCATCGTTCGGCACAATAATATCGTCGCCGAACACTCTCACTTTCCCTCTCATCGCAAGAATATCGCGACGAGATTCACACCCCAAGGCAGCCAAGGCTACCGTAAGGAAGAAGATACTTTGAATCGGGAATGTGAGCGCAGAGCCCATCGCGGCAAACTTCCGAATTCCGATCACGTCACCATGACGACGATCGTGAACGGTAGAAGTTCTGCATGCAATTAGAGCAGACAAGATGGACGCATTTGCGCCAAAAAGTCTTTCTATATGCCAGCAGGCCAAACGATCAGACGCTGACGACAAATCAATTGTCGCCAGTGACCGGTCAATGGATGCCTTCATCACCAACTTTTGCGACAGGGTTTGATCCCTGTGGTTAAAGAAGGCGTGAACGAGACTCCCATTTGCCAGATCGCAGAGAAAGGAAAAGACCTTTTGCTGAATCCATTGATTCGCAATCGGTTCCGAGGCGATAAGCCTCGGTCCTTTCGCTGTCTTCGGGACATAAAAGAGACTCGACATAGCGATAGGGTCAGTAGACCTCTCACGAGGAATACCGGTTGTGTCCTCTTCAATGAAGAGAGACGCCAACTTCTGCGGCCAAGTCGGGAATGACCACTTGATACGATCTTGTGGCATATCCGACACGGCACCAGGACCATGTCTTGCTAGTCCATCGACGGAGGGGATGAATTCTCCGAAGGATGAGACCAGAAGCGCTGCAACAGCGTCAAGTCGTCGACCAAGGACTGCACCTTCGTTTGAAGAGAGCAGCTCGTGATTAACGAACCTAACGCGATGAGCGTAAGCAGACCATGGGTCTTCCCAGTCAAGGGACGGATCCAGGAGGGCGCTTTCGATAGAATAGTATTCTTCAAAAGCAGCATCGATTCTTTCATCGGTGCAATCCTTTGCTAGCTTTTTACAATTGCAAGCAACCTGCCTGATAAAGGCGATCGCGGTTGGATCCGCGTCGTCCATAAGACATAGGTCCTGATCTACAATCAGGCTCCATAGGCCATGCATAAAAGCGGGCCTTCTGTCGCTCCTAGAACGTCTTTTCGAAAGAAAACACGTTTCTTGAGTCGTACCATTCTCTAAGATATCGAGAAGGAACGAATCAATCGTAGGTAAGTCTAATGTCAAAGACATCAAACCTCTTGACTGCAGACAACTAGACAGACGAGCAAGATCTCTCTTGAACTCATCAGCTAGACTTGGGTATGCCATTACGAAGTCCTCGAAAAGGGCCTCGTAATCATGCATGAATGCTTGGATTTCTGAGCTTTTCATGGGTGTCATGGAGATTCCTATCTCTTTCGACACACCAACGCGTCAGCTCGGTAAGCCGTTAGCTACAAGTTAAGACTCGTAGTTAATAAGCTTCCCAGTGAACGCACCTGTGAAAAGCGCTGCAAAACCCACGACGTGGTTCTGCGGCACCGCCGAGGTGTCCGAACGAGGCAGCTCAAAAGTTAGATAACTTTTGTGGCTGATCCCGACGGTCGCCGGCGCGACGGCATAAAGGTCATGAATGAGCTCGACGTTATGTCGATCTACAGTCTGACCATTACCATTACTATACGACGAGTGTCGTACGTTCATGGTATAAACGCCGTCCGTTTCACGGAGACGGTACTCAGCTGAGTACTTGTCTTGATTCACTTTAATGAGGGTCTTAGCGACCGCATTAATCGTGACGGTAAGTGTATCACCAAGCATGATCATTTCCTCTCTTCAGTGCTACAGGGTTAAGAATATCTCTTACTCCGCAGCACTATAAGCGAGGCAAGGATACCAAGTTGCTTCATAGACAACAGAGGCAACTTCGCTTCTGGTGTCAACGCTGCAGAAGCAGGGCGACGAACCTTGCTTTCATACAGATGAAGTCCAGGTGAAATGCTAACAGGGTAGGGTCTACCCTCGTATGTATTGATGATGCCTAAGGCATTCCAATACGTAAACTGCCTCACTTGAGGCATTAGCACAATCGTTGTCGGCCGCATACCAATACTATTGGTTTCGGCGGCAGCGATGTCACCTATATTCGAGAACCAGTCGATCAGCCATGACCACGGCATCGCCTCCCAAGCAATAAGGGCGGCGTGTGCTGAAGTAAGACCGATCATTGAATTCCGAATACGCGACCTCAACTCTGCATCCGATGTTGGGAAGTCCTTAGTCGGTACCCACCGACAAGAACCCCTGATCCTGAACATGACGTCAGAGCGAGAAGATCCCGGAAGGGACCCGTTCGCAAAATCGCCATTATTAAGATCAGGGATGATACTTACTTTAGTATCATCATCTCTCCATAGGGTTGCAGTGCGTATGATCCCACCCCTCTTACGCGCATTGCGCAGCTGATTGAAGAGCTTGTCAACTTCCTCTTGGAAGTTAAGCAAGCCTTGCAAATCAGACATCATTGGGAGGGCTCCGAAGTTAGTTTGGAGATTGACGTTAGCCAATCTCTTAAGCATCTTTCCACCTTCAACTCGAACGAGCTCTGGGAATTCCCGAAGCTCGAGGAGAAAGTTGGGGATAGATGTCGCCGGCATTGACGGATTCGTCTTTGCCAATAGGCGACTAACGAGGATATTATCGGAGGGGACCGACGGCCAGGACGGCACAGCGACATTATTCCAAGTTCCACGTGTGGCAGCAACAGGATAGTTGCGAAACACAACGTAGTTTCTACGTGAATAGTCGCTAGTGAACCCAGTAACCACTCTGGGTTGAGAGTTCAGAAGCATTTCTTTAACGATTTGCTTCCGAATAACGGTAAAGGGTTTGAAATTGCCAGGTTCCTTTACCTGGTCAGTACAAGACTCTTGACCGTTTGAGGCAGGGCCTCTCGTACCACTGGATACGAGGCTGTCATCCGACAGCTTACGCGTCTCCCAAAAGCCTTTCTGGCCTTGAGGAAACACCCGTGTACGAGTCCTTACACTCATCTTTCTTCGTCCTTGAACGTTTGACACAATCATCATGAGGATACTAGCTGATCGAGTGATGAGTTCGATCAGAAGAGCCCGAAAGGGC